TTATTTGCTCCATAGTCCTCTCGCTTTCAACATTTGCTTCAAGGCCCACCAGACACGGTTGGTGTCGTGTAGTGTGCGCAGAGTGATGTCTGTAGGGGCAACGCGCGTCTTACCCATCTTCCGAGCCAACGGAGATCGCACCGAGCGCAGCCATGCCTCGTATTGAGCCACTGACCAACCCAGGCGGGTGAGCGCGTTCTGAATGCGGTCCCAGTCTTCCTGCGTGGGCAGCGTGCGCATGTTATCCGCGCCGTCGCGACGGCCCTCGGTACCAGCAGCCTGCGAGTTAGTGCGCGGACGCCGGCGGCGCGGAGTGGGCGCAATGCCGAGACCACCTTGGAGCTGATCGATCAACTTGTGAGCGTCATCTTTCGATAAGTCAGAGAAACTTGTAACTGTTCGGCCGAGCTGCTCGCTGGCCCATGCGATGCGCTCTTCTCTTGAAGTGCCAGCATCCAGCGAGCGAGCGGAAAACTGCGAGTAAAGGACCTGCAGACGCTTGAGCTGCGCGGGAGAAAGCTTAGGCATAATTCATCTCTTTCCGCTCTGCGATCCGCGCCTTCAGCGCCCGCATTTTCGTGTACTTTTCCGATAAAGGCGCGCGTTCCGGATCGACTGGGCATGGATATCCCAATTCGTCCATCTCGTCCCATAATTCGTAAAGGCGCTCGCACTCCCGCGCGTTGCGATTAGGCTTGGCCATTAACTTCTGTGCCTGGCGATCCAATCGCTCATAGGTGAGGCGCAGCTGATGTTCTTCTGCATCCTTCAGGAATCTCTCAGCATCGAGCCATCGGCCGATGATGGTTTCGAGGACCGCTTCGGGAGACAGCGTTGACAATCGGAGGATTAACTTTTTCCGTCCGCCAAGCCTCTTAGCGCGTTCCTCGCGCTCAGCCCGAACCTGTTTTATCAAGTCTTCGTCGATCATCGCGTACCTCGCATTTGGCAGTGGATCAAATCAAGGAGATAGCAGGGCTCGGCTGGCATCCAGCGCCCGTTGTAACGGAGCAACACGGCCTCACGATCCGTCTGTGATAAGCCGCGCAACGCACGGCGTGCGCGCAGCCAGTCTTCGGCGCGGCGCTTGCGATCAATTTTGATCTGTTCATTAAAGCGCTTCCGTCGAGTCTCCATCTCCTGCTCTGGCGTAGGTTCGGACGCCTGGGCCTCGGCGATCTGGTCCGCGAAGAGGGGAGCAGTCTGCTGCTCGCGCCGTTTCCTCCGCTCGATGAACGCGATCTTTCTTGCCGTAACCTGGAACTCATATCGCCCCATGCGCGTGAACTTCATGCGCCCACCGCCGCGTGGCTACTGATCGGAACGTACTCTTGCGCCCGAAACTTTCGGCCATAACACCACGCTGCCGGCGAAAGGTGTTGGCTGTGCCAGATGTTCTCTTTATTGGCTCTGGCTTCGGCTCGCGCCTGCGTCTTATATATGCCGTGGCTCTGCGACATCTCCCACGACTTACCGCCGTCGGCGGAAAACTCCATGATCCAAATGGACCGCGCTGAGATCTCGCTCATGCGAACAGCGCTCCTTGCTTCGCCTCGTGCTTGTGGCGCGGGCAGTAGTCGATGTCTTTGTCGCTATGGGTGGCGCAGTGATCGCAGATTGCGGCGTCGCAAGTTTTGCCGTTCTCGATCTTCGCGTCGCAGAGCTTCGAGGCCGGGCGTTCGTGGCAGAACTCGCACCAGTTCTTGCGCTTGCCACGGCTGCAGACGATGGCCCAGGTATCGCCGACTTTGACGTGTTCACAGGGCATCAGCAGTTTCCTTCTCTACAGCGACGCATAAGGTTGAGTAACTCTTCGACCTTCTTTTCTCCGATAATGAGGCGGACCAGGCCGTGCGTATTGCAGATGTACAGAGCCTCGCAGTGCGAGAGGATGAAGATGTCGCAGTTGCAGTCCGACCGTTCATGGCATTGATTGCGAATGCGTGCCGCGCGCCAGGCGCGCAGCCGCTGGGAGCGCATCCAGCGCGGAACACGGACCCGCGGGAAGCGGACACCAATCAAGCTCAGCGTGAGCCAGAGATACCAGAGGCCCACGGCGACAACGCACGCGGTGAGAAACCATGCGCCCGAATCCATTACCGTTCTCCCGCTGCGCCGATCAGCGCGTAGCCGGCGGCATCATCCCATGGGTTCTCGGCGTCCTGCTTCTTACTGGTGGCGATCCGCATGAACTTGTCGAAGATCCGCAGCATCAGGCCTGCGTCGCGTGCGCTCGATAAAGGAACGCCGTTGGGCCACAGCAGCCGGAGGAATGCTTCGTATTGCGCAGCGCTGTCTCCGTAGAGCTGGCGCTTCTCTTCTGCGAGTGCTCCGATCTCCATGCTCTTGAGAAAGAGCTGGCGGCTGCCAATCCCCTTGATTGTTCCGCCAACCGCCATCGGCAGAAAGATCGGGAAATTACATTCATCGCCCAGAACATGGTTATCGCGCGTCTTGTTGCACTTCACGCAGACATCGATCCATTCCGACATTAGTGCCTCCCCTTGCACTGCGGGCAGTAGTCTTTGCGGTCCTCGCCTTCGACACGTCGCACCCAGCCGCGCTTCTTCGCCTCGGCGCGCACATCGGCGTGCGACACCAGAGCGAAGTCGTGAAGGTCCTCGAAGCGCTCTTTGCAGTCATCACATCTAAGTTCGAAAATTTGCACGATCATGCGGTCACCTCAACTGGCTCGACGTGAGTCAGGGCAATGCACCCACTCACACCTGCGAGCCACACGACCGCTGTATGGCCACCAAGGACATGGGCGGCAGAATCAGTCTTGGCGAGCTTTCCTTCGCCCTCGCGGGCCCCGGTCCAATAACGGACGAGCGTCCCGATAGGGTTGTGTTCGTTGAACTCCTGAACATCGAAATTGGCGAGAGTAAGACGCGACTGCGGTGACGGCTTCAGTTTGCGTAAGGGCGTCATGCGGATTCCTTCTCTTTCTTTAGCTCAGCCTGGCCGAGCAGTTCGAGCATGGTGCGCTCGGGTTGCAGGGCGCGAGCGCGAGCGAACTCTGCAGCTCCCTGGTGAATGTGGTGACGCGAGGCGCGCTGGCGATCTTCGGCCGTGACACAGAGGTAGTAGCCATAAGGAGGATGGCGGTTGGCGCCGACTGGCACGCCGTGATCCATGAGCAGAGTGCGCGCCAACTGCTTCAACTCGCGCTCGCAGATGTTTAACTGCGCGGCCAGTTCCTGTCCTGCCCGCGGATTCTGCGGACCTTTGTGGTAGCGGAGGATCAGCAGCAGTTCGCGAGCGTGTGCCTCAAGCGCAGGATCGGCGAGCACCTGTGAGATGATCTTCTCCAGGGCTGCCACCGGATCGATTGCGAATGTGAACTGCTGCTGGTCGTTCAATCAGTACTCCTCGTCTTCGTCGTCGATGGGGAAGACGGTGATACCGCTGCCGTCTTCGTACTCGTCGGGCGTCGCTGTTGCTGTGGCTTCGAAGATCGCTTCGTCCTGTGTCATCGCAGCTCCTTATTTCCAGTGAATGATTTGTCCGTTAAAGGGCAGACGATCTGCCCAGAATTCCTTCATCTCCGCGAAATCCTTGAAGCCGTCACGCACGGCCAGCGCTTCGCATTCCGACTCTGAGAGTTCAACGCCTTCGACAAACACATGCCACTCCGCGCCCCGATGCGAATCGGGATCAAATGGCCGCTGGCTCACCGAAATGGTGATGCTCTCCACTCGCGTGCACTCGAATCGCCCGAGCAGCCGAGGGTTCTTATGCCGCAGTCCCACGTAAAGATGCAGCGTGTTTCCGGGTTTGTCCGGATTGGCGCGGAGAGCGCGGATGGTGTGTTTCTTCTCCCCCGCGAGAATGAAGGGCGCAAAGCGCGGCTGGAAGTTATAGAGTCCCATGGCTAAACCCCCTGAGCCTTGCTCAGCTTTTCATTCCAATCCGCTAGGCGCTTTTCGCCTTCGAGCACCTTCTTCAAATCGTTCCAGCGGATTTTGCAGTACAGATTGACTTCGTGCCCCTGCCAGTTCTTGCACTTCTCGCCCGGCTTCGCCTTGCATTTCCGGCAGGCCATGCGGCGCGGTGATTCTGCGGGTTCGTCGATGTACACGAGCGCGGCCATTGCTACACGTCCGCCGAATCGAGATACGCCTGGAGCGCAATCACCTTGCCCTCGAAGGGCAGCGACTTCAGCATGCGGTCCATCTGTGCTTCCGTGACTCGGAGGGAAGCTGCAGCGAGGCATGCATGCTGTGCAAGTTCCTGCTCTATGCGCAAGTCGGCGATCTTGTTATCACCGATGAATGCTTCGGCCTTGTCCGCCGAGGCAGGGTCGATCATCACCGTGATCTTGCTTCCGTTGGCAATGTGCAATGCCGAGGACGACGGAACATCGGCGCCGACGTAGCGGCGGCCGTTCATCATCACCGCTCCGTTGAGAGTTATGCGTACGGCTTCATCAGGCATATTGGACTCCTGCGTGCAAGGGGGGGATGAGCGTTGAAGTAGCAGCAGCACGCTTTGGAGCTTTCTTTTTAGAAGCGACGGCAGCTTCTGGCTCGCGGCCGGCGCTCTTTGCTTCCAGGGCCAGGCGCTTAGGATTGGTCGCCGAAAATCCGCACATACAGGGCGTGCAGAGGCCGGTTTTGCTGGTCGGTTTGACCTTGATCTTTCCGCACTTCGAGCACCAGTGCGCAGTTCCTTCATCGGGCATCGTTTCGTTCTCCTCTTTGGTTGGCTCCTTGGTTGCGATGGACTGATTGATCCCGAGCGTGGCGTAACCACGCCAGGAAGATTTCGGATTACACACTTTCTTCGGCTCTGGCTCAGCCTCTGTCGCTTGAACCTCTGTTACCTCGATATGGCGCACCGGAGCGGGACCGGGCATCTCTTCCAGGTCAAGCCCTGGCTCGGGGCGAGGCTCAACGATGCCGTGTTTCGCTTTCCAGCGACGAATGCTGATCAGGTCTGTCACGCGCAAGCCTTCGCTCACAATGCAGGTGTCGCAGTAGAACTCATCGTCTTTTGTGGACCACTGCGCGGGCGTGGTACGGCCCTCCAGGTGGCATGCATGGCAATTGGTGGCTACGGGGTTCATACCTGCTCTCCCTGCTCAAAGAGTGGAAGGGAGCGCAGCGCGTCCGCTCCCAGTTTGCGAAGGCCGCTTGGATTGGAGAGCCGGTAATCGGCGATGCGCTCCGGTTCATCGTCATCCAGGACGGCTTCTGGATTGCGCTTCCAGTAGCGGGTAACGCGGGCATTGAAGAAGATCTCATCCCCCTCGTGAAGATTGAGAGCCATAACCTGCTTGCCCGCGAGCATCCATACGTGATCGGCAACCACCGTGCCGTGCTCGTCTTTGATCGCGAGCAGCAGCACGGTTGGCACGGAGGGATAGTTGCGGCCCGCAGGACGCCGCCCGAAGCGCTTAAACGTCGCGCTGAACTGGCCTCGACGATTGAGACGCTCGCGCAGTTCCCTACGCATGGGCTTTGCCTTTGCTTTCGCGCCGCTCGCGACGACGCAGCACGCGATCGGCATGAGCCTTGCTGCAGGACTTGTGTCCCACGCCCTGGTGACGCGAGCGCCGCTCCCGCACGGATGGAGGAACGCCGGCGACATTGGTGCAGCAAAGAATGCGCGCTCCGCAGTTGCAGTACTCGGTGACGGTGCGAGTGCTCATCAGGCACACCTCGTGCCGTCGGGTAACGCTTCCGCTGCCGGCTGCTGGCGCTCAGGTTGGCGCAGGTAATCGCAGATCATGCACAACGTCTGGCCCTCGCGATTGACGAAGTTGAAGCGCGGCTTGCCGCATCCCCCGCACACGCCGGCGGGGCGGACGATGATGGTCACCGCGCTGCCAACCATGTAGTAATAAAGACCGCTGGTATCGGGCTCCATCAGTTCACCGTTCCTGTACCTGCCGAGGCCGTAAGACGCTCGACCTTCATGCTCTGCAGGTTGCCATTGGCGGCCACCGTCTTCAGCAGTTTGATCGCGATGCGCTGCGCCGAAGTGAGCGAGGCGTTGTCGGGATCCAATGGATCGAAATAGCTGTCTCCCTCCATTACGACAATCACTGGAGAGAGGGAGTCTTCGGCGGCATCTTCAAGCACGAACGTGACCCTCGCCATTAATTGCCTGCTTTCTGGGCGGTCCGAGCTTCGTCTTCTCCGCGCTTCATGGCGTCGAGCTTGGTGTGCACCATGAGGAAGTGCATTGCTTTTAGAGCCAGCTTCTCGGCTTTGGTGGAAGCCCCGTTGTCGATTGCAAGGGACGAAGACGCTTGTATGCACACCTCGCCCCGAGGGTCGTTCGGGGTATCCGTGAATGTGATCGTGACCGTGGCCATCACTGGCCGCCTTTCTTGGCTTTTGCCTTGCGTGACTTCTTCGCAGGCTTTTCGACGATGCGTTTCACCTTCAGGCTTGGAGCTTTCTTGGTGGTAGAAAAGCAGCGGGAGAATAGCTTCTGTACCTTCTCAGTCAGCCGCTTCGGCATACCGGCAGCGAGGATCGCGAGCGCCGCACCCTTTACCTGCTCGTGCCGGGTACGCTGTTTGAACAGGTTCCAGAAGACGGCATCAAAGTTGTTGGTCTCAAGCGCTTCCTTCAAATCCTGCACGCGCGATTCGTCAATATTGGTTGTGTTGCCGGCGGTCACGGTGAGGAAGGTGAACTTACCATCGAGGCGGCGAGAGTTCTCCGCTTTCGGTGGCACGACCCCGAAACTCTGCACCAGCTTGATGGCCTCGGTCTCGATCACATCGAGAGCTTTCTTGGCGTCCTTGAAAGCCTTGTCGGCGGCGAAGTACTTCTCCGCGAGTTCGTCGACCTGGTCGGGCGTGGGCCGCACAGGAGCTGCCGGCGGCGCAGCGATATCTGCAGGAGCGGGCAGAGCATTAACAGGGGTAACGGCAAGTTCAGACATCAGTTGGTTCCTTTCATGCGAACGGGAAGCTTGAATAGATTGGGTGTCTTCGAGAGCCACGCGTGAACATGCAGTAATCCGAGTGCGAAGCCGACAAAGGCCAGCGATGGAACAAGGAATGCCAGGTTGAACAGCCCGGTAACAAAGCGGCTTGCCGCTTCGACCGTGCTCCTCAGCTCAGCCAGGCAGTGATCGAGGATGGGCTCAACGTCCGCCATCAGCGGCCTCCGGAACGTCGCGCGTAGCGGCGTGCATAGCGGCCAAAACGAATTGCCTTGCGCTCGACCCAGTCGATTCCACGACAGTCCTGGTCTTCAAAGGAGATGACGTACCTTCCTCCAAATCCGGGAACTCTGAAAATGCATTCGAGCCAGAGATAGTCGTAATGCACTAGAAGGTTCGCCATCATTTACCTCCAGCCAGTGAGCGTGCACAGGCGTAGACGGTGTAAAGAAGTCCCCAGATCGGGACAGAGATGGCGATGGCCACGAAGAGGCCTTTCATCGCGCCACGGCTAACAGCAGGTGCACGATCAGGAATGCGGCGAACAGCACCAGGAACAGAGTGCATAGAGTTGCCTCCATTGCGCGGTAGCGCGGGTGGCGTCCAATACGGCGGACAGTGCGGAGCATCCAGGCGTCAAGGTTTCTCATCGGCTTTCCCTCATCGCCTTCAGCCATGCGACGGCCTCGACGTAATACACAGAGAGGCCGCGCGGCAAGCCTTCGTAGAGCAGCGCGCTCATCTCCCAGGGCAGCAACCGCCAGCAGATTGGGCATAGCATCTGGCGTCGGCTCTTGAGGCCTCCGCACAGGCAGCGGTGGCTGACCAGAGCTCGCAAAGTGTCCACCTGCAGCGCGCGGTATTGTTCCCGGCACGCAGGCGCGGAGCAGATAGTGTTGCGCGGATCGGTCCAGTAGCAGCGCTGCGGAGTCGGCAGCGCGTCCGGGAAGATGCAGGCGTTCTCATAGGTGCAACCGCAATACCGGCAGACGCCGCGAGGAGCCTGGAACTGCTCGACGGGAGGCTTAGGCATGGGCGGCCTCCGCGATTTCGATCTTGGCCTGGTCGATGGCGGCGAAGAGGGCGCCCGCCGACAAATAGGCTTCATAGGTGCGGCCGTGGTAGACGCGCTCGTAAGCGAAGGTGCGCTCGGCATTGCCCTTCTGAATCGGGTAGCGCGGATCCGGAACAATGGACGCCTGGATGAGATAGTCGATCTGCTTGCGCGATGCTCGGCCGAACTCGCCGACGATGATCTGCTCGGCCTCTTCCTCGGTGAGGCCGGGCAGAACGATGGTGGCCACCAAGCGGCGCCGCCACTGCTCCATCTTGAGATCACGGAAGCTCTGCTGGATATCGTGCGAGCCCAGGAACATGATGCCGATGTACGGTGGCCGGTCCAGCAGCTGGCGGATACGTTCGACGGTCTGCCGCGGCAGGTGCTGCGCTTCGTCGAAGACGATGATGCCGCGCTTTTTTGCCAGCGCAAACTGGATCTTTCTTATGAGCTGCTCAAGGTATCCGCGCGCCGGGATTCTCATCTCGATGCAGATGGTCTTGAGCAGCTCCATGGGCGAGTTGTGGTCGCCACAGTAGATGTAGTAGGCAGAGTGCGATTCGCTCGCTCCGACTTCGCGCACAAGAGCCTCGGCGATGCGGCTCTTGCCGGTGCCCGGACCTCCATCAAAGCAGTAGCCGTATCCGCGGTTGTCGGCGCGATGGTTGAGAGCGCGATAGAACGCCTTGCGGATCGCCGCGTGAGCAGTAGTGTTGTAAAGCGGCTTCTGCGGCGTGTTGTCCTTGGGGAGTTCGGCCTCGTCGAGATACGAGATTAAGCGCGCCCGGATCAGGCGTGTGTTGCTGTCGCGCTCATGATGCAGGTTGTAGTTGGCATTGAGGTAAAGAGAGGTGCTCACCGGCGAGTAGCCGATCTTATCCGCAAGGTCGCGGATGGTGTAGCCGGATTCCATCAAAAAGAGTTCGACGCGCGCGCGTACAGCCCTATCCTCCGGCAGTTCCAACTGCGCGAGTGCGTCCTTCAGTTCCTGCTTCAGAGCCATTAATCCTCCTCAAGGGCGAGAAAGTGTTTGGCGGCGTCGGCCGCACTGGGGACAGCGGGTCCAAGCTCGGGCTTGGGGACGGAAGAACCAATGAGTACGGCCTGCGCAGCCATGGGCCGGGGAATTGCAATCCCGGCGCGGGCGGCGCGTGCATCGTTTTCGGTGGTAATGCCAACGGCAACGGCGCGGCGGCTGAGAACGCGCTCGAAGTGCTTGAGGCCCTTGCGCCAGCGCGCGTTCTCGCGTTCCATCGCCTGGACGGCGTCGCGCGAGACCGGGTTATGCGCCAGTAGCTGCGGTGCGCGCAGGCGGGCGATGAAGCGGTGATCGGGACCTTCGGCCTCATAACAGAGAGCCACAGCCAGGTCATCGGGATTGCAAGCCACGCGAACTTCGCGGCCGTTATACATGCGCAGGTTGAAATCACTCTCCGGATCGAGAGGCTCATACTCGGCGGTGAAGATCTGCACTTTGGAGTTGCGCACCAGGCGTGTCTCGCGTTGCCAGAAGAGCGGCTCCAGTTGCGCGATATCGAGCGGCTTGCGCTGCTCCGGAGGACATTCGCGATCGAAGACGATGCGCGGCGAAAGACCCCACATGTTGTGACCGCCGTGTTCGTGCTCGTTGTACTCGCCGATCCACGCTTCGAGCTGCTCGATTAGGTGGGACACGGGAGGCAGAGGCGTGGAGGGAGCTTTGCCTTCGCGCCAGAGTTTGTGCTGGCGCAGTGCGAGCGTGTTTTCCTCGCTGCGGTCGCCAGCATCCTTACCTGCGTACGCCGGGCCGAAGGTGGGATCGAACTGCTTCGACATGATGGCGTGCCAGGACTCGACCGGCTTGGAGCGTGCGCGGTAGGCTTTGGCGCGCTGCGCCTTGATGCGGAAGCTCTCCCAGAGCATCTTCTGGAACAACAGGTAGTCGTTGCCGTTGTCCATATAGAAGATCCCGTTGCTGCCGTCGAGCATCGCTGTTGGAAGCCCGTAACGCATCACAGCCATGCGCATTGCGGCGGCTACCGAGCGCGAGGAAGGATTGACCGAGAACGCCCAGCCCAGGATGCGGCGGGAGCGCATGTCCTCGATCGTGGTGACCCAGATCCGCATCCAGGAGCAGAGCTCCTGCAGGAACGGCGGGAAATAATCGTTCCAGGCAAAAACATCCAGGATGCGGTGATCGCTCACCCAGACGGCGTTGACCGGCATGTCGTACTTGCGCTTGGCGTGCGGTTCGCAGCGGTCTTCGTAGGCTTCCTGGCCTTCGCGCGCCATGACGCGTACGCAGTCGGGAATGCTGTTAATGAAGTTGAGAATGGTCCCGTAGGAAGGTGGGCGTGACCCGTGATTGTACCAATTCGGCCACTCGCGCTCGATGCCTTCGTAAACCAGCGTGATCGGCAGCCGCTCCGAGTGGTAGCGCGGCATCTGGTAATCGAGGCCGGACTCTTCGGGCAGCTTCAACTCGCGGGCGGCCTGGAGATACGAGCTCGGCGCCAGGCCGAGATACTTGATCAACGCGTATTCAGCGGCTTTGGGATATTTAGCCAGGACGCGCGAAACGCCGCGGTCGGCGCGAGCGTGATCCGCCAAGGCCTTGAACTTCTGCAGGGGCGTCTCACCTCCGCGACCGTAGCGCCGCAGCCACTTGTACACGGTGTTCTTGATAACGCCCGCGATGGATGCCTGGAAGGCGACGAAGTCATCGAAGGTGCGAACCTCGACGCCGCCCTGCGTACAGAATGGAGTGATCGAGCCTTCGCGCCATTCGAGCAGCGGAGAGATGATGTCAAAGCGCTTGCGGGCGGTCTCACGCTGCTCTTCATTGAGATCTGCAAGCTCCGGTGCCTGCATCATCAGGACCGGGACTGGGAAGAGCGGCTGTTGCACGGTGAGGGCGGTAGAAGCAGCGGGTTCGCCTCCGTCGTCGACCCAGGCGGTTGACGCCTGCAGCGCGTGCTCACGCGAAGCCTTGCGAATGCACAGTTCCAGCAGCTTCGGCTGACACTTGGCCGGAAGCGACGATGCGGCGTACACACGCTCGCGCTTGCCATTGGGTCCAGGAGTATCGGACTTCTTCGATACAAGGTGGCCGAGCTGAGCCTTGAGTTCAGTCGTTCGCTTCGAACCCCCGGTGAGGTCAATCACCTCTCGCTTTGTGAGCCACAGCTCTTGGCCGCTCATAGGGCACCGCCCTGCTTTGCTGCAAGCTCGGCGTCGACGCGGGCCATCTCGGCGTGAACCGCCCGGAGCACACGGGCGCTCTTGTTCGTCCCCCTAATTGCGTGGTTGACGTTCGCGGTGCCACACCCGAGTTGTCTGCCAAGTCGGCTCTGTAATCCGTAGTAACGTCCCCACGCAAAGGAGAATTCTTTAAGGAGCGACGGATCAATTGGCTGGGGCGGCTGCTCTGACGAGGCATCTACATCTGCCATCGCCTTTCGCAGCGCAACCATGACCTTGTCAAAGTGTTTTCTTTGCTTCCCATGTGCGACGTTCTGGATGATTCGTGTGCTGAGCCCGGTGGCCTTTGCGGCGCGTGAGTAGCACCCAAAATAGCGGCCCCCAAATCTGAACTTGGAGAGTAGGTCTGGGGAAAGCCCGTCAGAGCTGACCGGGCAAGATGGGTTGGGAGACCCACCCTGTGAGAGCGAGATGCCGGAGTCTCCCAGCAACAGGACAGCGAACGCGGCACAGATCAGGTCGATTGAGGTTGCTACGCGTCCCTTGGCTTTCACGCAGCGTCCTCCGCATCCTGTTCAATTCGCCGAACCTCGGCAACAATTGCGTCGATCACGAGCTGGGACTGGTGCTTCCCCTTTGCGACCTGAAGAACGTGGCCCAAAGTCCAGCCGCCGCGCTTCGCCACCCTGGAGAACAAACCGACATGTTCAAGGGCTTTGGTAAGCTCCGCGGGACGCGAAGGCTTGCGCGCTGGTGTAGACTTTCTTTTCTGACGTGTTTGTTTCTGACGCATGAATGCACGATATGACAATAGTCATATCGTGTCAACGACTTTCTATGACTATTGGCAGGGACACCAAGGCAGTAACCGGGAAGGGAAAGAAGCTCCTGAAGCTGCGGCAGACTTTGGGTCTCGGCCAGTCCGCGTTTGCCAAGTTGCTGGGTGTTAATCAGGCCTCTATCCCACGATGGGAGAACGATCAGCGACCGATGCCGGTGGCTGTGCTCCTAAAGGCTGCAACCCTTGCGCCGCCAGAACAGGAGGACGAGTGGTACGAAATGGCGGGGATACGCGGCGGTATCGGACACGCTGTGGGGACAATGTCTCAGCACATGGTAGTGGAAAGAGGTTTTCGCTCTGCCCCGCTTGTCTCCGACCCTGCCGGAGCGGGGCGTGGAGCGCTGCATGAAAGCAAGAACATCGAGGGGCAGCTCAGTCTTCCTCCTGACCTAGTTACTGGAGAGGTGGCCTGTGTCCGCGTGCATGGAGACAGCATGGAACCTTTAATTCCGGACCGTAGCGTTGTCGCCGTCGATTGTCTCCAGGTGAACGCAAGGAAACTACTGGGTAAAGTAATCGCAGCGCAGCATGATGTTGAAGGCGTTGTCGTGAAGCGCCTTCGTTCTCACGAAGGCAAGTTGATACTGGTCTCAGAAAATCCAATCTATCCACCTATTGAGTTCAAGCCCGGCTGGCGGATCGCCGGCCGCGTTGAATGGTGGATCGTAAGACAGAGGTGAAGCCATGGGGAATTGCATCCATTGCGGAAAGTGGGCTGGGTTTTTCAAGATGATGCACCCAGGGTGTGTCCCGACGATGGCCCCCGCTGTTGAAATAGGGAATAAAACTGATAATCTCGCGCTTGTAGTCGCGAGCGACGAAGACGCCCGGGCGGTGACAGAAAAGGCTGAGCTTCTGAAACTGATCCGATGCGGGCTTGAGCATGCGGGCCTTGATCCAAGCCCCGAGCTCGTTCTTATCTTCGCTGACATGATCAACCCTGTCAGGGCGCAAGTTGCCGTCGAAAAGTGGAGGAGGGCGGAGACGACTCCTGCACAGATTCGCGCGCTGGATTTTTGGTGGTTCTACACAATCCACCGCACCGCACTGAGCCTGATGAACGCCGTTGCCTCCGAAAAAAGGCGGGAGGCGTCCCGATTCAAAGACAATTTCTATCAGATAGCGATGAAGGACGATTGTTGTAGGAGATCGCGGCATGCCGCATTAGATGGCTTCACCGCGCTCCAGACTGACCCTGTATGGAGATTGCTTAGGGGGCCATTCGACTGGGACTGCATGTGCATGATCGTAAGCGTGCCCTATGCCGACTTACCTCTGGATGTTGATCCGCTTAAACCCGGTATGGAGCGGCTCCCGCAGGAGTTGTTGCAAGATTGCATTTCGTGGATACCGCGGAATCCGAAACATCTGCTCGACCGTTCCCCTCTATCTCCGCGTCCAATAGTGGAAACGAGGAGATGTTATCCCGGAAAGACGCCAGACGAGTGCAAGGCTGTGCTTAAGAAGTACGGCATTTCCATCAAGGTCGAGTAAAGAGGGCCACCGTTATTCCGCCCGGCCATCTCTCCCTTGCGCCTCTCCCGCGTGTTCGCCTTTCTCTGCCTCAAAACTAAAGCGTCCCAAAGTGGCCAAAGTGTCCACGGAAAACAGAGACTCTGCCTTACTGTCGTCTCATGACGCCAGCACAGAGACTCGCGTGGATAGAGAAATGGGCACCGGCCGCGCAGGCCGCGCAGAAGCAATTCGGGCAGCCAGCCTCGGTGACGCTGGCCCAGGCGATCCTCGAATCGAGCGATAAGTTCGGCAATTGCGGGCAGTCGCAATGCGCGGTGCAGGCAAATAACTACTTCGGCATCAAGGCTTCGGGCACAGAGCCGTATGTCGAGTTTTCCACCAAGGAATACTCGAACGGACATCCTTACATGGAGCAGGGCGCGCACTTTGAAAAGTTCGCGACTGTCGAGGACTCCTTCCTTCGTCATGGCGAGCTGATCGCCAACGAACCGCGATACCGCGCGGCAATGGAGGTTTGCCACGATCCGGTGGCCTTCGCCGCGCAGCTGCAGGCCTGCGGTTATTCGACCAGCCGCACCTACGCTCAGGTTCTGACCTTCCTAATCCGCCGCTACCAACTGGCTAATTTCGACAACCCGCCGGAGCCGACTATGCCCCAGGCACAGAAGGAGACAGCCGCATGAATGAGTTATGGCAACGCGTCGTTACCAACCCGAAGACCTCCATCGCCGGATTGCTGATCGGCCTCGCTACCGCGTGCGGAGTGCTCTCGCAGCAGGGTGTCAGCCTCGGCCACGCCGGGACTGGCACCGTGGTCGCGCTGATCTCCGCCATGGCCACGGCCTTCCTCGGCCTGCTCAGCCAGGACTAGCCATGGCGAGCGCATCCATCACGCGGGCGATCACGCCGGAGCAGTTGGAGCAGTTCAAAGCTGCCGTGCAGGCCGATCCGAACTGCGGCATGGCCGGTACCGACGACGCCGGCACGGTCTCAGTCCACGAGGACGGAGTCACCGTGCTACTTGGCTACACCTACGCTGGCGGTCTATTCACCGTCACCGTCGAGCACAAGCCGTTTCTCGTCACCAACGCGGAGGTGCTTTCCCGCGTGCAGACGCTGCTTGATAACGCACTGGCGTCCAAGGAGGGCGCTATCGCATGAAACTGTCTCACCGCTTCTCACCGGCTCTTATTGTGCTTCTGGCGTGCACGCTACTGATCACAGGCACCGTCGCCTGCTCGCAGACCGTGTACCAGGAAATTGTCACCTACGTAAACGAGTTTCTTCCCATCGCGGAAGCCGTCGCCAACCTCGTCATTGCCACCGAGACTCCGGCGGTCGCATCGCAGGCCCAGTCCGTGGAGACCCAGGTCAATAACGATCTGCAGCTGATCGAGACCACCGCGTCCACCATTACGGCGGCCAACTACAGCAGTCAACGGGCGCAGATCGTCTCCCTCGCCGCATACGCCAAAGGGCAGTTGAACTCCTATCTGACGGCCGTGCACATCTCCGATCCGGCGACCGTGGCCAAAGTGACAGCCTACGTCGATCTCGGGAACGCCGTGATCGACGAGATTGTGAACGCCCTGCCGGCGCAACAGCCCAGCGCCAAGCAAATGTCCGCCTTCAAGGTGAACGTGGGCAATATCCGGGTGAATTACAAGCGGCAGTTCAACCGGATCACCGCCGAGAAGTCCGGTGACGCGAAGGTAGATGCGGTGCTGGCGAAGACGCCGCGCTTCTTCGTTCTCGGCTGGCACAACTTCTATCCGACGTTCCGCTAAGAGGAAATTATGAAGCTCGGCAAGAAACCCGCATCACGTCTGCTCTCCACTCCCGCTCTCGGTGATTTTCTGCCGAGAGCTGCCGAGTGGCCTACGGTCGCACCCCGAGGCTGGGAATACGCCAGTGGCATCCAGCTCGATATGCTCGCGAATGACACGGTCGGAGATTGCGTCATCGCCGCCATGATGCACTACGCCCAGGTGGAGACGGCCAACACGGACAATCCCCTGACTCCGACCAAGGAGCTGGCACTCCAGACCTACTCGGCGATCACCGGCTACAACCCGGATGACCCGAGCACCGACCAGGGAACGGATATTCAAGGACAAGCCCTCCCATATTGGAAGAGCACCGGTATCCCGATGCTGGACAAGAACGGTAACCAGGTCCTGCATAAGATCCTCGGCTGGGCGTCGCTCGACTTGTCTTCGATCGCGCAGCAGCGCTACGCCTGCGACACCTTCGGCGGAATACTGCTGGGCATCAACTGCCCGCAGTCGGCGGAGGACGATACCAGCAACTGGACCTACGACCCCTCGTCTCCGATTATCGGCGGGCACGGCATCAACATGGTGGGCCAGGGCGGCGCGGGCTGGCACATCAATTCATGGGGCCTGTGTATCCCCGGTACCTGGGAATTCTCTCTGAAGCTCATGGACGAAGCGTACGCGGTCGTGACTGCGGCTTGGCTGAATTCACAGGGTAAGTCGCCTTCGGGACTCGACCTGGATGGTTTGCTGGCCGCGATGCAGGGGCTGGGGGCGAACTGATGGCGACAGCGGCCCAGGTGACTCCGGAGAACAAGGTGTCGCGCCCGGTGGTGATTGCGCTAGGGGCGGGCAGCGGCGTGGCGCTGGCGACGGTAATCCTGCAAATTGCGCGTCCGGAGACGAAGCCGATGGTGGAGGCGGTCCTGCGCTGGGGACCGCTCTTCGTCATCGTGCTGGTGGGGATGGCGCTGCTGCACTCGACGATCAATATCTGGGGCAAGCAGTTTGTTACGGCCGCGACCGCCAACGCCGTAGCTCTCCAGTCGATGGCCGATGCGATGCAGCGGATCTCGCAGAAGGAAGACGAGCGCGACCGTGAGCGCGAGCTGGTGCTGGATCACCTGGCGTACACGACACAGCAGATTTTGAACAAGGTGGAGTCGATGGAATCGCGTTATCCCGCCAGGAGCAGTGCCCAGGCGGCAGGAGGAACCCTGTAATGGCGGACGAACAGATCCTGGACCCAATGGCGGCGCGGCAGTTGCGAGGGCTGATCCTCACGCTCGTCTATGTGAACCATCGCCGCCAAGGTGCTCGCCTGACTTCCACGGTGATCCGGGGCACGCTGCAGCGCGAAGGCTACCAGTTCTCACGCAACGATGTCCTGGCCATGCTGCAGGACCTGAAAGACCGCGACTATCTCCGCTATCGCCAGATGCGCGGCGACGACGAGCGCCTTTTCATCTTCGAGATCGAGATCACCTCCAGCGGCCGCGATCTGGTGGACGGCTACGAGACTGACCAGGCGGTGTTGACTAAATGAACCCTCGCCCTAAGACAGGAGAGGCGCGGAAAGTCCGCCAGCCTCTCAAGATCGACCGGCTGCCGTTGGCGATACAGGACCGTATCCGCGCTGCGCGCATCGCAGGGCGGGTCTGGAAGGAGATCGAAGAGGAGTCTCCGTACTGGAAGGAATGGGAGAGCGTTGCTCCCGAGATCGTTGAGCTTTTTCCGGAAAAGCGGCTGCCGCACGCGAATCTTCACCGCTGGTATGACCTGCGATTCGAGCAGCGGATCGCGGAGGTCGACCGAGACGCGGCGAAGGCACGCACCATTGCAGAGGCTTTTGCCTCGCGGACGTTCGAGGGGCTTACCGAGTCCACAAAGAATGCCCTGGCCGAGCAGGTCTTCATGCTCACAAACTCGGCCGACGCGCAGGATTCGAAGGCATTTCGCAAGGAATTGGGCGAGCTGCTCTTCCTGCTGACGAAGCTTCAGAAGGCGGAACTGGATAAAGCCAAGCTGGCGGTGGAGCAACAGAAGCTGGCCGCGCAACAGGAAAAGAACGCCGATTTCAATCCGCGCGAGATGTATTTGAACATCGCGCAGGATCTGCTCAAGAAGCTGCGCACCCGCGAGCGAGTGCGCGAAGTACTGGACCCGATCCGCGAAGAGTTGATTACCGAGTTCTCACATGGCGCAGAAGCGTACGCAAAACAAATCGAAACGCGATCGGCTTGAGGAGGCGCGCGGGACACTCCGCGCCGCGTTCCAGGTCGAAGCCACGCAGACGGGAGAGGTTAAGCCTCCCGAGCCGGAGGCTGTTCTCCAGGCGGCGTGGGAGCTCGCGAGCGACATCGAGCGCTTTGTGTACAAGTACCTGGCTCACTACATGGTGGACCAGGAGACGGGCATCGCGATTGAGCCGGCCGATTTCCACCGGGAGATTTACCAGCTGGCACTGACAACGAAGAGGGCAGCGATCGCCGCGCCCCGCGAGCACGCCAAATCCACGGTAATTTCTCTTTTCTTCGTGCTGTATTGCATCTGCTACAAGCTCCGTAAGTTTATCGTCTTGATCTCCGATACCGAGGCGCAGGCAATCCTGCTGCTGTCTGCGGTGAAAACGGAGCTGGAAAGCAACGACGAGCTGCGGAAAGACTTCGGCGACCTGGTGGACTCGGTCAAATGGGGAGAGCGGGACATCATCACCGCCACCGGTACGCGTCTGAGCGCACGCGGCGCCGGTCAGTCACTGCGCGGCCTGCGTCAGCGCATGTACCGTCCGGACCTGGTGATCTGCGATGACCTGGAAGATGACGAACACATCGACAATCCGGAATACCGGCTCAAGCTGGAGCGCTGGTTCAAGAACGTCGTCCTAAATCTTGGCAAGAGCTGCCAGGTGTTTGCCATCGGCACCATCCTCCACTACGACTCGCTGCTCTCGCACCTGCTCGATAAGGAAAAGTTTAAGAAGTTCCTGAAGCGGAAGTTTGAAGCGATCGATGAAGAGCGAACTCCGGGGTCCGTGTTGTGGGCGGCGAAGTGGTCCGCCGCGGATCTGGCTGCTAAAGAAGAGGACATCGGTCTTACGGAATTCAATCAGGAGTTCCGCAATCAGCCGGTGAGCTCGGACACTGCCAGCTTCAAAGAGTCGGACATCATTCGCCACGCCTTCACCCGCGAGTCGATCGAGGGCAAGGAGCTGGTGAAGCTAACCGGCATCGATCCGGCGATCAGTAAGAAGGAAAAGGCAGACGACTTTGCCAGCGTCACGGTTGGCATCGACGAGCACGGCTACATCCTGGTACTGCGTGCGGAAGGCAAGAAACTTTCGTTCCCGGAGCAATGGCGATTTGTCCTCAATCGCTTCGACGAGGAGCAGCCGATTGCGATTGGCGTGGAGACCGTTGCCTATCAGAAAGCGCTGAAGGAGCACGTCGAGGAGGTCTCGCGTGAGACCCAGCGCTATATCCCAGTCGTTGAGATCAAGTCCGACCAGGACAAGTTTCGCAGGATCGTTTCAATTTCGCCGTTGGTTGAGAACGGCACCATTCGCTTCTGCCTGGACGGTACACAGAAGAAGCTGATCAGCCAGCTCCTTTATTTGGGAAAGATCAAGGACGACTTAGCGGATGCATTGACGATGGCAGTCTCGCTGGCTCGGGAGCGCGGCTATAAGCCCGCGATGGCTTCGAATACTTCCACGGAAGCGCACGGCCGCGATCGCGGAGCCATGAGCCAGGCAATGCAAGAGCCGGAAAGAGACGAGCCCGGAACGGACGACGGGCAGGATTGGGGATCACGCACCATGCGGAATCACGGCAGTAGCGACCGGAGGTCAGTATGGGCTGGACGCTAAAGAATCTTACGCGACGCCGCGGGGCATCGTTCCACGAGCGCGCCGGCATGACGCTGCTCGATCTAAAAGAGGCAAGCCAGGCGGTGTATCAGGCTACGGCGAACGCCCACCTCCAGGAAGTACCGGCACACGTCAAGGAAGTCGTCGGCCCGATGTTGTTCACCATGAACGCAGGCGACGGCGAAGACGTTCACTTCCAGCGCATCACCTCGCCGAACAGCCTGCGCGACCTGAATCCGTTCATGCAGCAGCGGATGCAGCAGGTCTGCTTCTATCTGGCGGTCACGAATCCATTCGCCAAGCAGATCATTCGCATGATCACGGCGTTCATCGTGGGTGAAGGTTTTGCCGTCCAGTGCGAGGACAAGCGCACCCAGGAGGTGATCGATAAGTTCTGGGACGATCCGATCAACGACCTGGAGAACAACCTTTCGAACTGGACACGCGAAAAGCTGATCTTCGGCGAACTCTGCTTGCCGGTGGCAGTCAATCCGGTGGACGGCTTTGTTCGCCTGGGGTACATCGACGCGGCCGATGTCGCCTCAATCCGCTACGGACTGCTGACGACGGGCAATGGGCAGCAGGAGATTTCGATTCCCACCCAGGTAAAGCTCTGTTCGCGGGCGGGCGATCCGGCGGCGCGCGAGTTGGCCATCATCCGCCAGGACGAAGACGTCAGCTCGCCTACCTACGGCCAGTTGGTCGGCGAGACGTTCTACTTCGCCATCAACAAGGCGAAGATGGGCACGCGCGGGATCTCCGAGCTGTTTGCCCTGGCGGACTGGGTGGATGTGCTCGATCAGATGGTCTTCGACTTCGCCGATCGCGCCCGCTACCTGAACCAGTTCATCTGGGATGTCTGCGTGACCGGGGCAACCGAGAACGAGTTGCAGAAATTCAACGACGAGTTCAGCCGCCAGCCTCCCCGCCAGGGAACGGTGCGATGCCACAACGAGAAGATGGCGATCACCGCGGTGACCCCGGATCTGAAAGGCAATGATTTCGGCGACTCGATCCGCAACGTAAAGCACTACGGTTGCGGCGGCGCAGGTCTGCCTCCGCATTGGATGGGCGACCCCAACGACGCCAACCGCGCAGTGGCCGCCGAGATGGATGGTCCGACTGGCAAGGTGCTGACCGAGCACCAGAACCTCGTGATCCGCGATACCACCCAGATCCTGAAGTTTGTGATTGCCCAGGCAAAGGCGCACGGCACGTTGGCCGAGGATGCCGACGAAACATTCACCATCCAGACGCCGGACCTGTTGATGAAGGACTTCGCCAAGGGCGCGCAGATTCTGCAGGGTGCAACCGCTTCGCTGTCGATCGCCGAAGACCGCGGCTGGATCCGCGGAGTGACGGCGGCGCGGGCGTTTGCCAATGTGCTGACGCAGATCGGTACGGATATCGATGATCCGCAGGACGAGTATGAGCAGGCGCAGCAGGAGCAGCAGGACAAAAAAGCGCGGGACATCGACAGCCTTAGTTCCCAGAAGAACCTGGCAAACGCGCTGGCCCAGAAACCGGAACCGGGGAAGGTGAACGGCGAAGCACCGCAGGACGGCGGCGGCGTGCCGTTACAGCAGCCGGATGTGGTTGTCAATTGAAAAGCGCGACGGGCATCCGGAAAGGCATGAGGGGCAAGGAGTTGGGAATCGCGCAGAAACGGCCCTAGGACGTTTTCAGGGTAGGTGAGTAGCTGGACGACGGAGTAAATGGCAGGGCGGTACCGTGTGAGGCCTCACACGGGGATCAAGGTGAGGGCCTTAACCCTCCGAAACAGAAATTCTGGATTTGAGGAGACGAAATGCCGGGTGCAGAACAAATTCCGAACCTGATGAGCGTCGAGAATCTGATGCCGAAGTATCGGTGCCACAAAAAGGTGCGTGCGGCCAAGATCGCGAAAGTCGAAGGCCGGGAACTCGTGCTCGTTGTCCACGGGCCGACTGTATATACGCTGCGCTGCCCGGTGACGGAAGCGTTCATCGCGAAACACAATCCGGTGGCCGGTGGCTACTACGTCGTCTATGAGGACGGATACAGATCGTTCTCGCCGGCAGCGACGTTTGAAGGCAGATACACCCGAGAAGGCTAGGAAGGACTTAATGAGCGTTCAATCCGAATTCGCGGCCAAGGTAGCTGAGCTGATCGCCCAGACGAAGGATCTGGCGCCGGCTGCCCGCTCGCGTGTCCTGGAGATGCTCGCCGCCGCCCGCCGCGAGATCCTCGGACGCCTGGCGGATGTGGATCCCGGCAGCTTCTCGGCCGCTCAGTTGACGGAGTTGAAGCGGTCGATCGACGCCGCGATGGATAAGTTCCGCTCGGACGCAACCTCATTCCTGGATTCGGCGGAAGCGCACGCGGCCCGGCTGGGTGCGCAGGGCGTGACTCAACCGCTCGTCAGCGCAGGCCTGGAAGCGGTGACGATGGGCCACGTCAATCCGACGACGCTTTCGATCGCCCAGGGCTACACGGCCGATCTGATCACGAACCTCTCGCGCCAGGCGTCGCATGACATCAATGCGGCGCTGCAGCGGGCCTTCCTGGGAGGCCAGAGCTGGGACCAGATCGTGCAGCAGATCGGCCGTGGATTGGGAGCCGAAGGGCGCGTAAGCATCTTCGACAAGATTGGCGACCGTGCCGCGACGATTGCCGAGAACGAGATCCTGCGAGTGCATGCAATCAGTGGACAGGCGCGCATGGAAGAACTTGCGGAGCGCCATCCCGATCTGCAGAAGAAGTGGGTCCACATTCCGGTGGCGCGTGTGCCTCGGCTTTCGCATTACCTCGCGAACGGGCAGGTCAAGGATGTGACCGATCCCTTTGAGATTCCGGTACTGCCTGGCGCGGAACCGGAGGAGTTGATGTATCCGCGCGATCCGAACGGCTCGCCGGAGAACACGATCAACTGCCACTGCCTTAGCGTTCCGCACTTTTCGGCGGATGCGTTGAAGCCGACGGCAGGACACAAAGCGTTGTTGGACAAGTTGGGAATCGCAATCAAGGTTGCGTAAAGGAGAACGAGGATCATGCCAGAAGAAATCGCAATTCCGGAAGCGCCAAAGCATCTGCCGGCAAAACTGAAGGCCGAGTGGAAGAAAGCCTATTTAGCCGCATACAAAAAGGCGCAGGCGGACTATCCCGAGCAGAAGACGATGCAGGCACAATGCGCGCTGCGCGAAGCCAATCGCCTCCTGCAGGTACCGGAGATCAGGTCCTACAAGGACGCGATCGACTTGCCGAACCACCATGTGGTACAGCGCGAGGTGGTTAAAACCGACGAGGGGCACGAGCTGCGCCTGGTGACTTCCGACGGCAAGAAGCATAAGTTCCCGGCGCCTGCGCCTGAGGAACCGAAGACCACGAAAGCCTAACCGCAAGGGAGCGAGCGATGAAGCACAAAACTGCTTTGCTTATGGTGGACGGGAACGCTCGAAGCGGGATACTGCTGGCGATTGAAGAGCGCGCAAAGGTATCCGAGGCGGGCGTTGTCGGCGGCGATGAGAGCGAGTCGATCGAAGATCAGTTGTCCGAGATCGATCGCGCCCTCGATAAGAAGTTCGGTACAGACCAGAACGGCTGGTCGAATTACCGCATCGTCGAGACCTTCCCTGCCTACGTCATCGCCAGGGGGCCGGACGGCGAGCTGTACCAGATCAAATACTCGGCCTCTGATTCCGGCGACGGCTATACCTTCGAGGATCCCATCCAGGTGGAGACGGCGTACGTCCCGGTCAGCCAAGCAGCGCGCTTCGTGGTCGAATCCGAATGCGGCGGAGATCCACTCGTCTATCCGGTAATTGCCATTGAGTCAGGCTGGGGCGGCGGTACCGTCAACGGGTCTAACGCGCCGCATTACTTCACGCCGGAGACGGTGGCGCAGGTCGCCGAGGCGCTGAATAGCACGAAATTCGGCAGATGCCATCCTCTCGTGGGGGATGGCGCGAATGAACCGGACCGCATCGCGGGCTGGTTCGAGGGAGGACGGCTGGATGGAAATAGCGCGGCCGCCAATCTTCACTTGCTGGAGAGTGAGACCGGTCTGGCGAACAAGTTCAGCGCCGCGCGCAAGGCTGGCAAGCTCGGCGAACTCTTCGGCTTGTCCATCAACGCCTGGATCGGATTCAAGAAGGGCAAGATCGACGGCCGGGACGCGATGGTTTCCGGCAAGCTGGCGAAGCTTTCGAGCGTCGATCTTTGTGCCGAAGCAGGAGCTGGCGGACGCTTCCTGGTCGCTGCATCGCGCGCGACCTTGACGGAGATCTCCGAACTTCAAACCCAAGCTGTACGACAAACTCACGGCAACGCCGAGGCGGGCCGGGATGAAGGAGCAGCAATGAAGAAGCGCATTTTGCAGGTGCTAGAAGCTCTGCGGGCGAAGGATGCCAACCGCGCCGGCGCGCTCACCACGGAGTTGGAGGGCCTGGCGGAAGCCGCGCTTCCCGATTTCCTGGTGAAAGTGACCGAAGCGGCCATGGCCTCTGTAACCGCAGCCAACAACAACGACAACACGGCTCTGGTCGCCGAGGCGAACGCCACCTTGAAGCTGGCGCAGAAGCTGCAGGCGCAGAACCTGATCGACCAGAAGCTGACGGCTTCCAAGCTGCCTTCGTCTGCGGCGAGCCTGGTGAAGGAACATCTGGCGACGGTGCTGGAATCAAACGCCGCTGGAATTACGGCCGAAGTGATTGACGCTGAGATCAAGCGCACGCGCGAGGCTTTTGCGGCTTTCTCGAACGTGGGCCGGGTTAACGGCGCCATCGAGGTTGGCGGAAGCGCGGATGCGTTGCAGGACGCGATGGATGCGACCTTCGGAGTGAAGGAAGCAATCGCGAAGGGTGCCAAGCCCTTCAAGCATCGTGGCGTGCCATCTCTCACCCAGGCATACGTCGCGATCACCGGCGATAGCGACCTGCGCCTCTCAGGCTTCTTTGCCACGCGTGAAGCGGCCGACAACATCCAGTCGAGCGATTTCCCGAACATCCTGCTCAACTCGATGACCAAGCGATTGATCCAGGACTATGCGGAAGTTCCCTCCGGCGGAGTGGAGAAGCTCTATACCACGACGACCGTGAGCGACTATAAGACGCAGAACCGAGTCCGCATGGGTTACTTGGGCGACCTCGCGGTGGTTGGTGAAGGTAACAACTACACGGAGTTCACCCGCCCGACTGATGACCTGGTCAGCTACGGCGTAAACAAGATGGGTAACATCTTGTCGATCACTGAGGAGACGATCCGTAACGACGATCTCGGCAAGATCGCACAGTTCCCCGGCCGCATGGCACGCGCGGCGAAGCGCACGCTGAAGCAGCAGGTCACTAACTTCTTCATCAACAACCCGGCATACAACCCGGACGCACTGAGCTGGTTCAACGCAGCGCATAACAACCTGTTCGCACTGCCATTGACGCCAACGAACCTAACCGCGGTGCGCGCGGCCTTGAAGCTCCAGACAGAAAAGGACTCGCTGAAGCCGTTGGCTCTGCCCTTGCAGTGGCTGATGATCCACCCCGATCTGTGGGGCGTGGCGGTTGCCATCAATCAGTCGGAGAGTTGGCCCACCGGTCCGGGTACGTTCTCAGCGAACCCCTGGTACCACGCCTTCGGCGTCAACAATGAAGGCATCATCGAGAACGAGCTGTTGGAATACGCCAACGACTGGTTCTGGGGCTGCTTCCCCACAGAGTGCCCCTGCGTCGAAATCGGCTTCCTCGGTGGTTACGAGACGCCGCAGATGTACATCAACAACAACCCGTCGAATGGTTCCGTTCCCTTCAGCAAGGACGAAATTCAGTACAAGGTCAAGCAAGTGTACGGCGGCAACGTCATCGACTACCGCGGCGTCGGCTATTCAGCGCAGCACTAAACAAGCGCCAGCGGCCGGAGCGGCATCGTTTGCCGCGTTCCCGCCGCTGGCAAGTTCCGAGAGAGAGGACAGAAACATGAAAAGGCTTCTGACGTTTGGATCACCCGCTAAGGACTTCACGCTTGGCTGGCTCCTCGCCTTGCTCCTGACGCTCCTGATTGTTCCGATGATGGCGCACGCCCAGGTTGGCTATATCGACGCGACCAGCGGATTCCTGAAGGAGTACAACTTCCATTCCACCGGCATCACGGAGACCGCGAGCGGTGCGTCGCCCGTGATCGATGTGGGCGCGTACCACGGTGGCGAGTTCACCATCCAGGCCACGGCTCTGACCGGAACCAATCCGACCCTGGACGTAATGGTCCAGGCCTGCCAGGACGCGACAACCACGTATTGTGTTCCGCTCCAGATGGCGGAGCAGTTTACCGCCGCGGGGACGCACCAGCTCCACGTAAAGGGATTCGCACGGTGGTTGCGTGTTCTCTGGACCATTGGCGGTACCGGAACGCCGTCAGCGACATTCTCTATCTATGGCGCCTTCAAGCCTTACGGTGGAGAGATTCGCGTCGGCCTCGGAGATCCCTGCCAGCAACCCGGCATTCCCAAGCAGTCGCTCCCGATCGCCGTCTCGGCAGCGGGAACTACGGCGCTGGTGCCGACGGTTGGCACGAAGGTTACCACGGTCTGCGCGATAACTACGATCTTCGCTTCGGGCACCTCCCCGACGGTGCAGTTCAAGGCTGGCACGCAGACGACGACGGCCTGTGACACCAACCCGGTCACGCTCACCGGCGCCATGAGCCTTCCAGTCACCGCCGGGCAGGGATTGGTACTCGGCGCGGGCGGCACGCTTTTTGCGGCTCCCAGCGGCAACCAACTATGCGTCGTCGCGGGCGGCACCACTCCGGCGTTTAACGGCGTTCTCACCTACGTACAGCAGTAAAGGAGCAGGACCGTGCAGCTCACTGACCTCTTAACCGGTGTCGCCAGCGTAATCCAGGACGCAGCCAATAAGTTGTCTGCGAACGATCGCGCGGCGGCAGTGCAGCAGGCGATCCTGCAGCGATACAGCAAGGATCACCCGCTGCAAGTGGTCATCGATATCCCCGGCAACGGCACGAGCGATCTGCCGTTGCCCGAGGGGTACGAAGATGGCTTCTCCTACATCACCCAGGTCGAGTATCCAGGCGGCCAGGTACCGGCGGAGTGCTTGCAGGACTTCGAGTGGCAGATGTATCGCGCGCCATCGGGGCTGGTCGTGCGCCTACTGGTGGACGTGCCGGCAGCGGACGAGATGGTTCGGATGAGCTTCACCCAGCGCCATGCTCCGGACGCCTCGACGATCTATCCGCAGGATCAGAACGCGGTGATCGACCTCTCGGCAAGCTACTGCTTTGAGGCGTTGGCGGCAATCTACGCCCAGACCGGCAACAACTCAATCGCAGCCGACGTGGTGAATTACCGCACCAAGGGGCAGGAGTATCTGGCGCTGGCCAAGGCGGCGCGCAAGCGTTACTGCAGCTTCTTCGGTATCCCTGAGGACGGAAATCAGGAAGCGATCGCCAAGCCTGCATTGGTAGTTGCTCCGATGACCCAGTTGATGGGCACTGGCGTCGATCGACTGACGCACCAGAGGCCGAGGTAAACGATGAAATCACCGATCTTGAAGTATTTCGAATGCTCCCATCTTCCCCCGAATCTTCAGCCACTCGCCGGGCTTTTTCGCGACATGGCCATGCATCTGGAGGATGTCACTCCCGATGGCCCGGAAAAATCGGCGGGATTCCGCAAGCTGCTTGAAGCAAAAGACTGTTTCGTAAGGGCGAAGCTTTAAATGCAGATCACGGTGACAGGTATCTCCGAGGTTTTCGAAGGCGCGGAGAACGCTACGCTGGCTGGGATTCTTCTGGGCATGGAGAAGATCGGCGAGCGCGGCGTTGGCCTGGTCGTCGAGGGAACGCCAGTCGGAGCCACCGGACAATTGGCTCATACGGTCTTCCCGCACCTGGAACAAGGGACAGACCTGGTCACCGAGATCATCACGAATGGACCTCCGGCGGATGTGTATTCCTCGCCGGTCAACGATGGATCGCGTCCGCACTTCCCGCCCTACGAGGCGCTGATCCCCTGGGTGGTCGCGAAGTTCGGCGCGACAGATGAAAAGACAGCTCGCTCGATCGCGTTCCTGATTGCGCGCAAGATCGCACGTTCCGGAACGCTGCCGGCAGCACAGTACGACAAGGCGTACCAGCAGTTGATGACAGAAGCCCAGGGAATACTCGAACGCGCTATCGCCGAAGCGCTGGAAGGAGCCGGATTCTAATGGCGTTAACAGACATCAAGGCGCGGATCTCGGCGGTACTCGCAGGCGTTGCCGGCATCGGCACGGTATTTACACGCATGCGGCCGGTGAACATCGAGTCCGTCGAACTCGCCCAGTTCGTTTCGAACGGCGTATTGAACTGCTGCTTCATCTCGCGTAGCGCTGTCGAGCTGGAGAGCCACGGCGACATGCCCAGCATGACCTCCGAATGGGACGCGATTTCAGTCCATGAGTTTTTCGCCGTGCAGGACTCAAGCGCCTCGGAAGATAAGTTCGACACCCTTGTCACCGCGATGCTCTGGGCCATCCACAACGATTCGGAGTTTCCCGGCTATTTCAATCACACGGCGAAGATGACGAGGACACCTAGGGTCAAAGCGATCGATTTCCGGCACTTCGGCGTGGAGCAGACGCTTTGCCACCATGCGGAGATCACCATTCAGGTCATGACACAAAGCAGTTAAGGAGAAATTAAATGATTACGCCTTTTGGAACAGGAGTTCTGTTCGGTGTGCCGGTGGGGGGCGTCTTAGCGCCGAATCCCACGCCATGGCGATTTGGAGTACTCCAGGACGCGCAGCTCAGCATCAAGGGCAAGAACGTGAAGCTGCGCGGCCGCAGCCAGCACGCGGTGAAGGTGCGCCGCGGCGAAATCGACGTGGACGTGAAGGCGAAGATCGCCAGCCTCGATCCCAACATGCTGAACCAGCTCTTCCTCGGCTGCCCGCAGACTCCCGGAATCACGCTGATTTCCGATAGCGAACTACAGACCGCTGGCGGAGCAGCTCCAGCCGCCCGCGCCAACTCCACGGTCTACGCCGTGGGCGCGCTGATGTCTTCGGGCGGCTTCATCTACAAGTGCGCTGGCGTGGAGGCCGGTGGAGAATCCGCGGCGGCGCTCCCCGCATTGCAGACCGTCGTCGGCTCGGAGAGCGCGGATGGCGGAGTGGTGTGGCAATGCCTCGGCGCAGTGGCCAATTCGGTGAGCGTTGCCAACGCGGCTACGTTCCTTGTCGACTACGGTGTGAATTACTTCGTCGGCGGCGGTCCGCTGCAGTGCTCCGGGCTCGTTGCTCCGCAGCAGGGACAGTACCAGGTCAGCAATGGACTCTACGTCTTCAATGCCGCCGATGCTGCTTCCCAGATGAAGATCAGCTACACCTACTCAGTGCCGAATCGCGGTACCACGGTCACCATCAATGACCAGCCGCAGGGCAGCGCGCCGGAGTTCAAGGCGCTGCTGTACGACCTGGATAACAACAACAAGTATTTTGCGGTCGAGCTGAACGACTGCATCGCCTCGGAGTTTTCGATTCCGACGAAGCAGGGTGCTTTTTGGATCTCGGATATTGCTTTCGATGCCTGTGTCGATTCGAACGACATCCTGGGTCATTTGTACGCGGATAACTACTAAACGTTTGTGCAGTGAAATTTCTTTCATGGAGGTTGCCGGAGAGCCAGAGCAAAAGTAGGGGTCGCACAAGTCGCGGCCCCGCTTGAAACTCTCCGAAAAGTAAAGATGGCAAATAAAACGATTCCAATCGAAGACAAGAACTACAACATCGCCCCGCTGACGTTCGGCCAGGGTAAAGAACTTTTCGCTGGCGCTGATCCCAAGGCGGACATCAACACGCCACTGCTGCGCTACTCGCTGAACAATGCCGGCACAACTTACGCGGACGCCGATATCGACGCGATCCCTTACCCGCACGCCATGCAGTTGATTCCCGCGTGTCTCGAAATCAACGGACTGCGGAGGCCAAAGCAGGGGGAAGATCAACCCGCCAAGGCTCAGGAATAGATTGGCCTTACCTTCGCGGGTACATGGCCACGGCGCTCAAACAGTTGCCTTCGGCGGTCGACCAGATTCTGATGCCGGATGTCTGGGAACTGTTTGAGCACTGGACCCAATGGCCTCCTGAATTCGTTCTGCTCCGCGGCTTTGTCGGATATGAGGCGCCCGCGGTAGTAAAGCAAGGAATCGATTCCAAATCCGCCGCAGGCCTGGCACAGGTGTTCGGCGGGGCGCAAAAAGCTCCAGACCACGTCAAGCAACTGATGGACTGGGCAGAGCAGATGAAACAGCAGTTGGGAGTCAAAGTTGGCGAGTCCTAGCGTAAATATCGCGGTCAACTCGGAACTGAGCGGCGTGAACAGCCAGTGGAAGGCTGCACAGGCGACCGTGCGCTCCGCGACGGACGAGATGGTATCTGCGGGGCAGCGCGCCCAGGCAGCCTGGCAACAGGCTGCCCAGGCTGCGCTGGCCAATGCGAACGCGCAAAAGGAACTCAAGGTTGCGATGGACGCGGCGCGCGGATCGAGCGAGAGCACCGCTGCGGCCGTAACGCAACTGGCGCAAGCAAAGCGCAACGCCACTACCGCGGCACAGCAGCTTGCCATAGCTGAGAAGGCTGCTACGGCAGCTATGCAGGCCGAGACTGCAGCAGCTATCGGAGCCACTGGCGCTGAGAATAGGCACGCGGTCTCGATGCACGAGGCCAAGGGGGCGGCCGCGCTGCTGGGCGAAGAGACAGGTGTCCGGCTCAATCGCCATTTGCGCGGGGTGTTAGCCTCCAGTGAACTGCTGGGACCGATTCTTGAAGCGGCATTCCCAATCGCCGCGGCGATCGGCTTCTTCGATGTGATCAAGGAGGGAGCAGAAAAGCTCTCCGAGATGATCTCCGACTGGGTGATCTACACCGAGGAGATGAAGAAGGCCTATGCAGCGCAGATCGAGTGTAACAAGCAGGTCGCCAACGCCATAGACGAAACGCGAAGACTGCAGGCGGAACATTTTGCCAATACTCACTCGGCATCCGAAGTCGCTCAGCGCGATTTAACCCAGGAGATCGCACATCAGCAGCAGCTCCGCGAGCAGATCCAGGCGCGGCAGAAGGACATCGCGGATCTGCACACCGCACAGTCGGCTTGGCAGGCGAGGGGCGGCACACCAGGATACACCGGGGCGGGTGCCGGGCAGAACGCCCAAGCGAACGAGGCGAAGGAGGGAGGCTGGAACCGCGAGATCGCCGAAGCGAACGCCGAGCTCGGCAAGTCCGGTGCCCAGATTGAGGTACTTAAAGACAAGCTCAAGGAAGCCAACGAGCCAGCCTCCACGCTGAAGAAGACGGTCCAGGACACGAGCCGCGCCTTGGAGGAAGCACAGAAGCTCGCGCATTTGAAGCTGGAACTCTCTAACAATGGGCTGCAGGGGATGGCTAACTCGCTTGACTCTGTGAAGCCGGACTCAATGAACATCGCGGAAGAGAATGCGCGCCGCGCTCTGGAGGCGGTGAAGCATAACCACGAGGAAGTAACAAAGCTAATTGATGAAGAGGCTAAGCATCGCGCCGAAAAAGCGGAGGAGTTTTACCAAAAGCAAAAAGAGGAGATGGAAGCCGCTGCTAAGGCGGCACAGGAGATGCGCGAGGAGAAGGACCTCGGGGCGCAGAACACGCGCGAACAAGGCCTCGGCAAGATCGATGTGCAGGAGACGGCGGTCAAGGGACAGGCCGCTACCGGGCAGATCACTCCACAGCAGGAGCTGGAGGCGTTACGTAGCCTCGATGAACAGAAGCTCGCAATCGAGCGCGCCTACATCGCCGCGAAGATGCAAATCGACGCCGGTGATGAAAAGGCCTACGCCAAGGAGCTGAATGACCTGCAGGCCACGCGCGATAAATCCTTGGCGAACGTCAGTCAGCAACAAACGCAAGTCAAGGGGCAGGCGGCGAGCGGGCAAATAGGCCATCAAGACGAACTTGAAGAGCTGCGCAATCTTGACGAGCAGAAGCTAGAGATTGAGCGTGCATACGTAACGGCGAAGCAGGCAATTGACGCTGGCGACACCAAGGCCGTCCTCAAAGACCAAAATGAGGAGGTGAAGCTGGAGCAGAAAGCGGCACAGCAGAAGTTACAAGGTCAGTACACGCAATTGCAGCTCTCGGAACAAGCGTATAAGCAGTGGGCACAGCAGGTCAGCGGGACCATGTTCAGCGGCGTTAATAGCTGGATGCAACATCAGAAGACCTTCGGCCAGGGAATGAAGCAGGAGTGGAACAGCATCGCGATGGACACCATCAAGGTGTTCGAGCAGATGGGCGAAAAGTGGGTAATGACTCATGTGCTCATGCGCGCTGCGAGCATGTTGTTCCACACCACGGACGTGGCGCAGGCTTCGTCCGCCGCGCTGGCAAAGATGGGGCTGGATTCGGCGACGATGTTGGCCGCCGGAGAGGCGCAAGCCAGCGCCCTGGTCGTGACCGGCATGATGAATTCGATGGCCGCTTCCAGCTATGCGGCGGTGGCCGCCGCGGCTGCTTTAGCCTCGACGGCGGCAATTCCGATTGTCGGCCCCGCACTTGCCCCGGCGGCGGCCGCAACGATGCTTGCCACGGGCGAGGCATTCGCCGCGATGGCCGCGTTCGATATCGGCGGCGTTGTGCCGAAGACCCAGGTGGCAATGGTCCACGGTGGCGAGCGCGTGCTTACTGGGCGGCAGAACAGCTTCTTTGAGCAGATGGTCAATCAATCGACCACGAACAATGCCGGCAGGGGCGGCGACGTACATGTTCACAACAACATGTCTGCGCTGGACGGCACTTCCACCCGGCGAGTGATGCGCCGCAACAGTAAGGACATGGTCAAGGAAGTGACCCGCGCCATGCGGTTGGGGAAGATCGGATGAGCAAGAGCCGGAGAAATCCCAATCTGGTTGCAGAGTTGGCTAAGTGTGCCACTGGCAATCCTCCTGCATGGCTCGGACCGTGGGCAGAAAAAATGGACGCAATGGCCGCCGAGTTCCGTGAGCGCTTGCGTCGCATGGAGAACGAGAAGAAAGCCGCTTCGAGAGGCAGCAATGAGTAACCTCTTATTCCCAAAGCTCCGCGGAGTGGGATGGAATAGCAGCGTCGCGCCTCATCACTTCTTCAGCACGCAGACGGCCCGCAGCGGCCGCACCGTGCGCGCACAACACGCGTCGCAGCCGGTGACGAAGATCTCGATCTCATACTCTGACGAAGGTTTTCTCTCCGAGGATGCTCCCAAGCCCGCACCCGACGGATCGGCGGTCTACAACGACTTCGATACCATGTACGGATTTTTCAACTACCACGGCGGCGGATTCCAGAGCTTTCTCTTCCAGGGCGTGAACGCCCGCGAGCAGAGAAAATACACGCGCCACGGCGAGCGTCAGTTCGTCGGCGATGGCGCGACGACCGTATTTCAGCTCGTGCGCAATATCGGCATCTGGCCAGAGTCGATCTACTGGCCGCAGAACGCTCCCGCTATATATGTCGCGGGTGTAGCCCAAGCTGCTGCCAACGTCACCGCCCTGGGTAACGGCCAGTTCCAATTGTCGGCCGCTCCGGCAGCGAATGCCCTGGTGACTGCGGATTTCACCTTTGCCTACCGCTGTGTCTTCGACGCGGAAGAGATGGAATTCAAGGAGTGGATGCAAGGCTACTGGCATGTGGATACTCCGCTCGTGACGGTGAAGCCCGGCACTCTGGTATCTGGGGCTTCGCAGGCTCCCCCGGTGCCCCAATGAAAACCGCCGACGCCACGCTGATCACATATCTGCAGCAGTGCATTGACCTGGGCATGGACGAGCTGCCCTATTGCGAGCTGTTTACGCTGACGTTGACCACGGGCGATGTGCTGACCTACACGGATTTTGACGCGGACGTACTCATTGGCGGTACGCGCTTCGTGGGCACCGGTCTGGTAATCCCGAAGCGCGGCAACCTGAAATCTCAGGTGGGCACGGAAGTCGATGAGATGCAGCTCGACTTCCTCCTTGGCCAGGACGACAACGGAAACTGGGCCAATGTGTTGCGCGGCATGACCATGCAGATGCTGGCCGCCGCGGGATGGCTGGACCAGGCGACCGTGCTGGTGCAGCGGCTCTTCTGGGAGGTGGCAACTGGCACCGGAGCGCCTCTCCTCGTATATCCGCCGTGGGGCCCCGTGTGGAAGTTCAGCGGATTGGTCTCAAAGCCCGGAGAGATCAGCCGGATGCTGGTGTCGCTCGACGTGCTGGCCTGGACGCAGCGCTTGCAACGCCAGGTGCCAAACACGGTGATGCAGCCGGGCTGCCCTTACCAGGTCTTCGACGCGCGCTGCGGCGTTAATCCCGCAACGTATGCGGTGAATTGCGTGGCTGGCGCTGGAAGCACTCCGGTTTTACTGCAGGCCCCCCAGCTCACTCAAGCCGATGGATGGTTTGATAACGGATATCTCGTCTTTACCTCCGGTGCGAATCAGGGACTGGCCGCCTCGATCAAAGGCTACGCGCTGGCCAATGGGATACAGCTCGACGTTCCACTGCTGGCCGGGATCGCCGCCGGAGATCAATTCACGGCTTATCCAGGTTGCGACTACACGAGCGCAACCTGCGCGGCCAAGTTCAATAATGCTGGCCGGTATGCGGGCTGGGACTTTGTGCCCACGCCGGAGACTGCATTCTAATGAGAGATCGCGAAAGAATCGCTGAGATCGCCAAACAGTGGCTGAACACGCCCTACCATTCCGAGGCGCGGATCAAGGGCGCGGGCGCGGACTGCGCGATGATGCCGCTGATGGTCTACCACGAAGCAGGCATCATCGCTTCCGTCCCGGAAGTGCCCCATTACCCCGTGGACTGGGCCGTCCATAACAACACGCCGGTCTATTTAGACCTGGTGGAGCGCGTGGCGCGTGAGAACGGTCTGATTGCGGTTGTTCCCCCTCCTGAGCGCACGCCGCTGCCTGGAGATTTCCTGCTCTTTCACTTTGCCCGCGCCTATTCACATGGCGTCATCGTGATCGACTGGCCGCTGTGTATCCACGCTCATATGCGCCGCGGAGTGATCTACGTCGACGCGCTGCAGAACAAGCCGCTGGCCGAGAAGATCGCCAGTGGCGACGTGAAGTGCTACTCCATCGGGGGTGACGATGTTCGGCTCTAACGCCAAGACGGCCCCGAGCATCAGCACACTGCGCGCGCAGTCGAGTGTCTATGGCGTGGTGTTGCCGACGATCCGGGGTACAAATCGCGTACCGGCGAAGATGATCGATTGGACCGATTTCACGGCGATAGGGCAGCAGCAGAGCGTGGGCGGCAAGGGCGGCGGCGGCAATATCACCAACTATATTTATCAAGCCGCGGTGGACCTTGCACTGGCCATGACGCAGGGATGCGTGCGGATCGGCATGATCTGGGACGGGCAGGGCGAGTACGGCAATGGGCAGATGATCGAGCAGATCACCATTCCGGCCGGCGTCCCTGGAAGCTATACCCCGGTTGGCGCGACGGACGAAGACTACTTAGCAGATGTGGGCGTCTCGCTGATTACGACTGAGGAAGTCTGGGTGCCTGCCTACGACCCCACCAGCGGCTTGCCGCAGAGCGGCGGCGCGCCGGGTGTGGGCGATGGCTATTACGAGACGCAGAACGTTTACACGCCGATGACTAGAGTGGGCGGCTCGAACCCAGGCCAGGGCCAGTACTCGATCACAGGCAGCGGCACCTCGCTTGCATACCTCTTCAACTCCGCAGACGCGGGTAAGGACGCAAAGCTGGTGTACGCGCTGAGCGTCAATATCGCGCAGGAGTTCACGTTCTTCCCAGGCTCACGGCCGCAATCACCCTGGGCCTATATGCTGGGCCGCTATCCTTCGCGCGCGCTGGCCTACGCCGGAACCTGCCACGTCGCGGCGGAGGCTTTCCAACTCGGAAGCAGCGGCACGCTGGACAATCTGAATTTTGAGTTGGTAGGACCGGGCGTCTTCGGCGGCGGGATCCAGGATGCGGGAATCGATCAGTGCATTCACCTGGTGACCGACGATCCGGACGGAGGCTGCGGCTTTCCTACGGCGCTGATCGGAGACCTGACGGCAGCGATCGCTTACTGTGCTTCGGCGGGAATCTTCTTCTCTCCTATCTGTGACCGGCAGCAAACAGCAGCGAGCTATTTACAGGATTACTGCGATGCCGCGAACCTTGCCGTGTGCTGGAATGACGGGTTTTTGAAGTTCATTCCCTACGGCGATACGCCGCTCGCCGGCAACGGTTTCACCTATGTCCCGGATCTCACTCCAATCTACGACCTGGACGACGATGATTTTCAGGCTGAGGACGACGAACCTCCGCTGAAGATCGAGCGCGAAGATCCGGAGACGCTTACCAACATCATTGAGATCGATATCCTCGATCGCGCGCTGAGCTACAACACGCACCCGATCAAGGATCGCGACTCCGCGTTGATTTTTCGCTTTGGGCCAATTCCAGCGAGCGCGAGGAAGTACGACTTCATCTGCGACGTCAACGTCGGCGCGATCGTGGCCAACCACATTCGGCTGCGTACGACACAGATCGATGTGCTCAGTATCACTTTTAAGCTCGGCTCGCAGTACGAACTGCTGGAGAAGATGGACATCGTCACCATCACTTGCCTGGAGGCGGGCTGGGTGAAGAAGCCGTTCCGGCTGAAGGAATCCGACGAAGATCCCGAGACCGGCGAAACCGAGTGGACCGCCGAGCCGGTAATGTGGGGCAGCTGCAACGCGACGCTATATCCGAAGCAACCGCCGGGCGGCGGCTCGACGCAGCGCGACGCGGCTCCGGGAAGTATTCTTCCGCCAATCATCTTTGAGGCTCCCGATCCACTGATGCCGCAGGGTCAGTATCAGCTGTGGCTTGGCCTCTGCGGGGCTTTGAACCTGCTGAATAACCCAGGATTCGAGAACGCGCCCGCGCCTGGCTCAGGCGACATCGCCGACGGATGGTACGGGCAGTCCGTTGCGCCAGGCTTCTACGTTGGAATCGAGACAGGCATCGGAGAATCCTATTCAGGGGAGAGCGATCTGTACATCTCTCCCTGCCACAGAGGTGCTCCCTTGGTGGTTGCGGCGAACTCAACGTCTTACGCCGCGATCTTCAGCCGGACGACATTCCCCGTTTCTTCAGGGCAGCGATACCTTATGTCCTGCTGGGCAAATATCCAGGCGAGCGATCCCTTAAATGGAATCTCCGCCCTGGCATTCCTTGACGGCCGTATCAATTTCTCCGATGGAAGCTACCAGGACTTTTCAAGCAATGTGCTGACCGGGGCTGCCATCGGAACCGGTTGGCAACAACTCAATGGGACATTCACCGTACCGGCCGCGCCCGCTGGAAAAACCATCACAGGGATGAACGTGTTCGTGTGGGTGCAACTTGTCAATGGGACCGGTGCGCCGATCACGCTTAACGGCTGCCCCTTCGATGTCCGTGTCGATTGCGCGATGCTGGCGCTGTTGTCTGCGGAAGATACGACCTGGGGAGGATGCCATCTCTATGCTTCATCGGATGGGAACACCTACAAGCAGGTTGGACAACAGTCCGGCCCAAGCCGCATGGGCGTCCTGCTGGCGGACTTTCCAGCTTTGTCCCCGGCAGTGGCTGGACTTGATGCAGCCAACACGCTTTCCGTCGACCTAAGCGAGAGCGGTGGCATGATGTTGAGCGGGACCGCTGCCGATCGCGACTCGTTCCGTACCCTCTGCTGGGTGGAGGGCGCAAATGGCCTCTACGAGCTGATCAGTTATATGACGGCCACGCTGGTCAGCGGCAACCAGTATCAGCTGACGAGCCTCCAGCGCGGCGTCTACGGGACGCCGGTGCTCGATCATCCCGCCGGAATGCGATTCTTGCGCTGCGATGACGCGATCACGAAGCTCACTTTTTCAGCGAGCGACGTTGACCAGGCCGCGTACTTCAAGGCGACGAGCTTCAATCAGTACGGGCTGGCAGAAGAAGCGCTTTCCGCCGTCACCGAGTACCAGTACGGGCTTCAGGGCTTATTCAACAACTCCGGGCAGATTGTCGCCAACGATGGCACCGTGGACTACGACTCCACAACGCTCTCGTCTTCCGGCGTGACCATTCGCGCCTATGGCACTGCCGCAGGTGTGCCGACGCCTGGCGATCCAATCAATTTCAAAAAGCAGGACGGGAGCACCTTCGCCTGCACCGCGCTCTCACAAGCAGGCTCTTCGTTGACCACTACGTTCTACGCAGTGCTCAATCGCCTGGCAGACGCGCCCTATTGGCTGACGAGCTATTCCGCTGTGTTATCGGCAATTGGAAATGGCCACGTCCTGATTGGCTCCGTGACAACGCCCGCTGCGGGCGGGTCGGGCGGTACAACCGGCGGCGGAGGAGGCACAAGCGGTGGTGGCGGAGGCCTTCCTCCCGGTGGCTGCTTCAGTGGAAACGTACCGATCAAGCTGATCGATATGTTCCAGCGCTTCGACGAGCTTCCATCGTTCGTGTACATCGAGAACGAAACCGGAATCCATCTCGCCGAGCTGCTGATTCACGATCACGACGGACCGATGATCGACTTTACCGGCAACGGCGAACTGGTGACTCCGGAGCATTTGATCAAAGACGGTATGAAGTGGACGCCGGCCGCGCTCTTCTATAAGGACTGCAAGATCGTCCGCTTTACCGGGAAGGTTTACAACCTGCACGTCCTGAGCGAGAACCCAGAGGACCGTCACTACGGGCTATGCAATGGCGACATCGCCCACAACGAAAAGATGATTCCGCAGCTTTAGAGGTATGAGGAGGGAGTTCAAGATGACCGCACGCAAGCTTTTGCTGATTACCCTACTGCTATCCATTTGTATGCCTTCGCTGGCGCAGGGTAGCGGTGGGGGACCATGGATCCCTCCTTTTATGACTGTTTCATCGACGGCGATTGAAGACCTTTCCGGCACGACGAACCTCGCGGCTGGGCAGGCGTGTTTTCTCGCGACTGATAACCAGGGCAATCCGATCTCATTCGAAGGGGGATCGGGTGGTCAAATTATGCGCCGCGCGAAGTGCGTGACGGTGACGAACGGAGCGTTCTCCGTGGCGCTCCCGAATACCTCGGTCACAAATCCCGTCAATCCCTGCCTCGCACTCACGGTCACTGATACGAGCAATGGCCAGACAGTGCTCGATAAAGGTTATGAGTGCCTGCAACCATCGCCGAGCGCATACTGGTGCAGCCCAACTGCGGGTACCTGCGACCTCGACAACTTCACGCCGAATAACGCGCCGAACGTGGCTGTGACTGCAGGGCCGGTTGGGGCACCTGGTCCCGCAGTCACACTGACCATTGGCAGCGTTACTACCGGCGCCCCTGGAACCCCGGCAGCAGCTACGATCACCGGCACACCTCCCGCACAGACGCTAAGTCTGACGATCCCACAAGGCCCTCCTGGTTCAGTCAGCGGCTTCCGGCTGTTCACAGATTCCGGGGCACTTAGTTCGTGGCAGGCGACCGCCAACGTTCCCGTCAGCCTTAATACAGCGATCCGCTCGATCTCAATTACCACACAGGCTCCGTGGGTCGGGTGCAGTTCCCCTGCTACTGTCGCGCTGATTGATAACCTGGGCGACAACATGGGCTCAGTGAGCCTGGGAGCGACCTATAGCAAGGGAACGATACCCATAAATCTGTTTGTGGCGAACAGCAGCGAGACATGGGTAGCCGTGGTCTTTACCTCGGCCAACGGGTGCTCTCAGTACGCGACGGGTGTTCAGATCAGTGTGGATTTGGACACTGTGGTGATCACTGTCACTCCCGTAAGTCCAAGCGTAACCCGGAGCACAGCTCTGCTGGTCTCTGCGTTGGTGGGATACGGCTCTGATAACAACACGAATGCCTTTAGAACCACCTTTAATTCACCGATGAGCTGGAGTGTGGATGGAGTTGCTGGTGGAAACACCACGGTGGGGACGATTGGCGGCGGCGCACCTTACTTCCTCTATAACGCGCCTGGCTCGCCCGGCACACACACCATTACTGCTACTACCACATCAGGCGCACCTGCCACGGGCAGCGCCACGATCACGGTTAACTAAGGGTAGGCCGATGAACGAAGAGTTTAATGACTTCCGGAACCGGTACGTCGCAAAGCGGGCGCTTGCGAAGTACATTCGCATCAGGCTGGCGAGCGAGTCCAGGGGCATAGGGGAAAACGGCTTGGTGTGGCTGATCGATGTGGAACGGGCTCTTGATAAATTATGCGACTTGGATCGCGAGATCCTCGTTACCCGCCTGCTTGGTTACACGGTGCCGGAGACGGCGAAACTTATCCAGAGGGGTAACACCACGGTCGAGCGGAGGTCCATGCGCGCCGAGCGCCAACTCGCCGATGCATTCCTGGCTAACAACATTATTTCTAAGTCATTGGTGCAGGCATGA